AGCACCTCGCGGACAAATAGCACCGGGTTGCTGTGGTAACGCTTCGTGAACTCGACGAAAGGGTTATTTTGCGGCGCTAACTGGGAAATTTTTTGGCTGGACACTTTTTCCGCGATGGGGGTAGTGGGGGGTGGGTAGCGCGATTATGGGGCAGGAACGCGGGTTTCGGTAGGTGTTTGGCTCCGCCACCGTCGCCCCCGCCGCCGCGCCGACCGGGGGGGGGTCCGCGCCGCCGGCTGCCAGCGGCCAGGCGTCCGTTTTCCCGGAGCGCGGCCAGCGGCTGCTCGGCCTGTGGATAAGTCAGCTCGGCGACGATGCTGCGGACTGCGCGGCTAAGTGCTTGATTTCACTGGTTACTTACACGCGCCTTACAAAAAACACTTCGCACGATGTTCATTATGTTAAGTCGCAATGGCCTTCCGCACCCCGTTTTGCTTAATCTTTAGGCAAAGCGGGCGCGGAATCACTCTTTTGTGGATAACTTTGGCACCACGTCTGTGGATAAGTCCTCGACGACCTCGACGTGGCGCAGCGCCGCGAGGCGCATATCCTGGACGTTGACCGTGATCTGCGGCGTCTTTTGCTGGCCGTAAGTCTTCGGATCCCAGCGTTCTGCAAGCCACTGGCGCGTGCGGATGCGCTGCACAGGCCGCGCCGGATTGTTCTCGTCAATCGCGTCCGCGATCTTGACGGTCTCGCAGGCCATCAGGTCGGCAGCACGCGTGCGCGCGTGCACTATTTTAGCCTCAAGCTCGTTTCGCTCAACCCAGATGTCGAAGGCGCGCTTGCTTACGCCAAGGTCGATGCAGATATCCGTGATTGATCTGCCCGCCTCGATCATGGTCAGGATCATGTCTTCGGGCATCTTTTCGAGGAGCTTTACGTCCTCCCACTTCTTTGGCGTCCCAGGCATCTTAAAACGGCCTCCAAGCGATTATTTTGGGTTCATGCATAGGTAGGCCGCCTTCAGCCTTTGCGAGCCTCTGGCGGCGCATGGAACATTTTAGGGAAGTTGACGGGCTTATCAATGTCCAGATCGTTCTCAAGATCATCGAACCCGGAACCATTACCAACCGCCACCGGCTTCGCCACCGGCCTTTCCTGCTGCACCGCAGCAACGAACCCGCGCACTGGCAGCTCTTGCTTGAGCCGCCAGATCTCGGCTCCAATACCGGAGCCGAGCAGCTTGCCTAGCTCGGCGATGGTCCAGACCTGTTTTACGTCTGGTCGCAGGGCTTGGTACTGGACTGCGTCGGCTTCGTCCTGGACGACGACCATCATCCCGAGTTCGGTTTGTCCTTCGACTGCCTTAACCTGGTTGATCGGCTCAAGTCCTTCGGACGTTGCCCAGGCATCCATAGCCTTGAAGGCTCTGACCATGCCATCGCAGGCCGCCTTGAACTTTCCCTCATCCTGGCTTGCTTGTGCAGCCCAGACTCTCTCGCTCTGCGCGTAAAAACGCTCCCTGAACTCACTAGGAACTAAAGTAATAACACGCTCAATCCCCCATTTACCCTCATGTTCGGCCTGCGCTCGATCGATCTCGACGAGCCGAGCCTTCATGAACCGCGACCACTCCGATTCAGGGAACGCCAGCTTCTGAACTGCTGGCAACTCTCCACGCTTTTTTTGTCTTGCCCTTACCATCCTCTAATTCCTTTCCCGGTCAAATCGTGACCATTTGACCGCCATAGCTTTTCCCGGTCAAATCGCGGGCGGTCAAATCGTCAAAGGTATACCCTTTTGACGATTCGACCGGACTTTGCCTGCGGTCAAATCGTCACGATTCGACCACGATTCGACCACGATTTGACCACCCCATTTTTGACCCTTAAAAAGCCTGCTCATCGACCTTTACGGGTTCCTCTATCCAAGCCCAATCGTTCTCAATTCTGACATTTAATGGCCGTCCTTTGTCACCTCTGACCCGCCTCCAAGCCGACCTAAACGCCTCATCTCCCTCCTCATCTGTGCCCATTTTTTGAGCAAAAGTAGCCTTCCATTGCGCTAATTTCACGCACTTTCTGGTCCCCACTGAGACCTTCCAATGTGTACCTTTAGTGTTAATTGCCTCAACTAGCGCATCCACCGCAATGGCTTGATTTCTACCCTTGCCTTGTCTGTTTAGGGCTTCCTTCTTGGCCTCTGACATCCTCGACTGGAGCGCCTCATCGCTCGGCTGTACCGCCAGCGACTTGCGGGTTTCATCAAGGCTGAGGCTTGGCTTGTCCTCGTCCTCGATGTCGATTTCGACCATCTCGAACCCAAATCTCAGGCCATCCTCGCCGTCCTTTTGCTTGCTCACGGTCAGCACGCCCTTGGGTTGATCTTCAAACCTGACCAGTTCCAGCTCCGTATCGACTGCGCCGAGCAGGCTGGAATGTCCCCGCAGACCCTTCGCGGCGTCCTTTCCGCTGTGGTGGATGACCAGCAGCGCCGCCCTAAAATGCTCCTGGAGCTGCCCGCAGGACGTGATAAAGGCACCCATATCCTCGCTGGAGTTCTCATTGCCGCCGCCGAAGGCTCTGGCGAGCGTGTCGATCACGATCAGATCGACCTTGCAATCAATCGCCGCAACGAGATCATTGATTGCAAATGTGAGGCTGGAGATGTCCTCCATGCTCGACCTCAGATTGACCTGGTGGCGCAGGAAATAGATCGGGATTCCGGCCTCGATCTGGTGGTGAATGCGGCAGGCTTTGATCCTGGCCCCGATCCCGCCGTGCCCCTCGCCCGCGATGTAGATGACGGCTCCCTGCTCGCTCGGGCGCGCGGCCTGGCCGAACCACTCTGCGTGCCTTGCGATGGATGCCGCGATGTCCAAGGCGATGAAGCTCTTAAAGCTCCCTGGCGGCCCGTACAGAGCCACGAATCCTTGCTTAGGGATAACCCTATCAATGAGCCACTCGACCGGCTCGTCGCGGATTTCATCCCAGGCTTCGAGGGTGAGGGTTCTGCGCTGCGCCTTTTGCTCCGCATCTGGCGCGGCTGTGGCGTGTGGCGCCACAGGCGTTGATGAAGATGCTGGTGATAGCGGCGCCGTTGCCTCTGGTGGCTTCTCCTTCAGTCTCTCCGGCGTCCTGATCTCCTGCTCGGTGGTGATTGGCGCTTGCGCCTTGACCAGATCGGCGAGATCCTGCCGCGTCTTGCCTTGTAGGTGTATCCATTCGTGGGCATCGTCGCCCAGGTCATCGCCTCCGAGGTCTATGACCCTGACCGACTTGGCGACGGGCAGGATCTTGGCAGCGGCCTTCTTGGCGTACTTCCAGCCGGGCGCGTCGTTGTCTGGCAGGATCACGACATTTGCGCCCGCGAAGTATTGCGTAATGGCCTCCGGCCATGAGCCGCTGCCGGCGTGGGACGTGGTCGCGACTGAGCCGAGGCTGATGATCGCATCTGCCGCCTTCTCGCCTTCCGTGAGGTAGACGTAGCGTCCCTTGGAGATCGCGTCGAGCAGCTCGGGCAAGCGATACGGGACTATCCTCGCGTCACCCATCGAGGCGTGCCGCCTGCCTGCCTCGTCGACCTTGATGAGCTTGTAATCCTTCCCCTTGGCGTCGGTGGTTTTGTATCGCTGTTTGATATACAGAACCACGCCCTCCTCATCGGTGTAGTGCCACTCCTTCTCAAGCTGGCGGCTACTCACCAACGGCTTAATAAGGGATAAGGGTTCCGGCCTTTGCTCCAGCTCGGGCAGCAGATTGCGCTCCCGCATGGTGGCGAAGACGGTGTGCTGATCGCATCCACCGTGACAGTGGAAGAGTGGTCTGCCGTCCTCGCCATCGCTGATGGAGAGGCTCGGGTTCTTATCCCCGTTGCCTCTGCCGTGACCCGGCACGGGGCAGGAGGCAAGCCACTGCCCGTTTACCTTCTTGGCGTTGCCCAGAGTTTTTGCTATTTGTTCGGCTTGCATTTGAGCCTTACTTTTTTCAGAGTCAAAAAAACCGGGACCATCTGGCCCCGGCCTCCTCATTGAGAGACGTTAAAACATCTCGTCTTCGTTTTCCTCGACCGCCCGCTGCGCTGCTGTCTTCGCCGCAGGCGCAGGTGACCTAGCGGGTGCGGGAGCTGGTTCGGAGAACTCCTCCTCCATTGCACCACCGCCGGCATCCATGCCCGCAGGCCGAGCAATCCAGTTCACCACCTCGAACTGAGGGATGCGCGTGGTGCCCTTGCCGATCTTCTCCATCTTGCTGCCCTTGTATTCGCAGACAGGCAAGAGGGATTCGTTCAGCGGCAGGGCTTTGCGCTCCTCCATGCACTTGACGTAGAGCTGCTC